GGTCTGGCCGTATGTCGGCTCCGTACAGGTCGTAGGTGTAGGCCAGGTGTGGGCTGTTCTCCACATCTAGCGTTAGGACCCGTGGGGATTGCGGAGCCTTAGCCGTCATCAGCCTAGGGTTTGCCTCGGCGCAGGATAGGTAGCGGGAAGCGTCGGCGGCCTCGGATAGGTGCAGCGTCAGTAAACGAAACGTGTATGTGGTTGTAGTGGCCGTAGCCTGATCCGCGCCAGCGCCACCACGTTTTAGCGTATGTGCCTGAGGCGATCCGGTCATTAAATACGACGTACTTGATCCGGTGGCAACCGAGTTTGCCACTAGCCGCGTACTGGACTAGCTGGTCGGCGAGCTCCTGTGCGGCTTTCTTGGAGGCTCTTTTATTCCAGGGGATTAGATCGGCGTCGATATCGATGGCATGGACGAAACCGCGCTTATCGGGGTTATGGTCGCTTTTACGGGCCTGGTGGGCTCGATCACCTATCCAGCCGTCGGAGCGCTTATCCCGGCCGGGGAACGCTTTATCTACCTGCTTGCGTAGCTTCACGCCTGCCGCTACTAGCCGGGCCATTACTCGCCCTCAATCTCGAATTCAGGCTGCCCCGCGTACTCGCCCGGATCAGGGGACATATTCATTAATGCCGCTACAGGTGCAGCCACGCCCAGAACAGCCGCTACGAGAGCCAGCCACAATGGGGCTGCCTGAGCGTCGAGAACGTCGTACATGATCAACAGGGGAACGATCACTAGAGCGATGCTGTAAAGGTACTGTCTGCGCTTTTTAGTGAAGAATTCGGCCACGATTGCCTCCTAGTTGTCCATGTGCCAATCGATATGGTCGTCTACTTTGCCTCGGATTTCCCGCACATCGGCCCGTATTTCGTTCAGCGTGTCCCGCGTTGAGCTGCCGCCGTTCGGCCGGAATTCCTTTTGTAGCCGTATTTGGGCGCGAATAATCCAGGAAAGGCCCGCCAATAGTGCGGTAATGATGGTGACCAAGGGGACCAGGCCCTCGAGGGATTGTAGGTCCATGCCACTAGCGGGCCGCCAGCTTCGCCAGGACAATGTCACGGGCTCGCTGTGTAGCTGCACTCACCTTGCGCTTGGGCTTGGCTCGACGCTCTTTCTTCTCCTCCTGCAGCTCTTTTTCGACCTCGATAGCTTGCTCGAGGGCTTCCTCGTAGGTTTCAGGGTGCTGCGTCATTCTGGCTCCTCGGACGTTGCGGGGCTAATAAATTGGTCCAGGTCGGCGTCGTAAAGGTCATCAATACTTGCGAACTTGCCGCGCCTGATGCCCGTGTACGAAGTGTCGATCCACGTTCCAGCGAGGCCGATGCGGTTGCAATAGGCTCTAATTTCTGCATCGTCGTCATTGCAGTAAGGAATAACGATTACTTCTTGCACGACTCCCGATTCGATGCGTGCCGCGTGTGCATTGTGGTAAGTCATTTATTACACCGTCACTCTCACAACGACGATTCCAGATCCACCCGTGCCGACGTTCCCGCCGCCGCCGTTCCCCGTATTTGCAGCGCCGCTAGCCGTGAGCTTGCCGGTCCCTCCGGCTGCGTAAGTTACTGACGACCCTGTGTAACTATTTGCCAAGCCTGCCCCGCCAGCGCCTCCGGTGCTGCCGGTAGCCGATGCGCCGCTTCCGCCAGCACCACCACCACCACCGGCAGCGAAGTTGCCAGCGCTTGACGTTGCGTTTCCTCCGCCGTTGCCGATTCCGCTTCCGCCAGCGCCACCCGTTGTTACGGCGCCGTTGTACGAACCTCCGCCGCCGCCTGATCCTCCCGCTGATCCGTTCTGATTACCGTAAGCGCCGTTTCCTGTTCCACCGCGACCGCCTCCCGGTGAGTAGTAATAACCGAAACGAGTCGGGGCACCTGATCCAGATGCTCCACCTCCTGCGCCTATGGAAACGGTCAGATTTCCCACCGGTAGATAGACGTCGGTTGCGACGACCATGCCTCCAGCGCCTCCGCCGCCGCCAGCGTTGTATCCACCTGCACCACCGCCGCCGACTAAAAGAATGTCGGCAAAACCGGCCTTGGATACGGTCAATGTTCCGCTGGCTGTATACCTCCAATACTCGTATCCGGAGTATGAGCCGGTAGGCGTATTGCTGATTTGTGCGCTACCAACTCCCCCCGAGAAAGGGAGCACCACCCACTCGTCCGTATCGACCTTGATGGCAGCCAGGCCGATGTATTGGTCAGCTGTGAGGGTGTCGCCGTTTAGGGTGACGCCGCTACCTGGACCTAAGGTGACCGTGCCAGCGCCCAGGTTCAGGAATTTAATTTGTGTGCCGGTCTCGTAGGCCACGGAGGCGTTAGGCGGGATCGTGACGGCTACAGCTGCCGCGTTATCCAGCGTAACGGTTTTACCAGCGTCCGTTAGGACGGTCGTGTATGTCGTGCCGGTCTGTGTGTTTACGCCGTTGCCTTTAATGCTTACGTCGTCTACGCGGTCGGCTACCGATTGGCTAGTAGTAGGCCAGTTAGATACGAGGTCGCCGGACTCGACGTAGGGCGTACCGTAGGTCGAGGTAGCCATAGTTCACCTTCCTTTATGCCGCGAGTAGGTCGTCGGCGTTTACTACGTTGTACCATTGTATGGTCGAATTAACATTTCCCCAGGTAAGCGTCACATCGACGCCGGACCATGGGACGGTCTGATAGCTGTATCGAGGGTCTGACAGCGACAGAGTGACTAGATGCCTGCCGGGGGTAAAGGTCTCCGACCAGCCCTCCACAATGCCCTGAAATTGCGTGTAGGGGCCGCCTGCGGGTAGATCATCGATGATGACGCGGGAGCCATTGAGCAGCGCTAGTACGTCGTTGCGCTGATCGTCGGTTAGTTGATCCATCAGGACAGTTATTTGGCCGATATTCCATAGCGGGTAGGCCTGGGCTGTGAGAATCTGTTCGGCCCTTTCTTGGGCGTCCCCAGCGCTGTGCAGCTCCGTTGCTAGGTCGTATTTGCGTCGCCCATATGCCGCTATGGATGCGGCGTCCTCGAGCTCGTAAATATTGTTATTGCCGTATTCGACCTCGATATCGTTAATCAGGGTTTGGAGGTTTTGCTGCCATTCGGGAGCCCACGCTATCGCTGATCCTGGAATGCTCGAGGCGGCGTTATTGATCGGGAATGTGGACCAGGCCGAGGTGTAGAAGCTCCACGACTCCGTCAGGTTTTCCCAGATACCGGCATTACCGGCAATGCCCCGCTCGCCGTAGTCCTCGAATATCACGCGGCCCCGGCAATCATCAAAATATGTACCGCCGGACCATTGGGCTACCTCTTGTAGGTAGGACAATTTTGGCTGAATCCCTGGATCGTTATTACTGTCGAGCTCGAGGACGTTATCGGCTGCGTTGAGGTAGTCGATGCCAGCGTCGGCCATGACAGCGTCTACCCGGTCCCTGGGGGTTTCTTTCGAGTATGCGCTCTCACCTGTGGTCAGGAGGCCGAGGCGGGCTAGGTAGCCGATGCCGGTAACCGTGACGACGGTTATGGCTGGATCGGTCGATAGGTACTCGAGGCGCAGATCGGTCACGGTGCCCGTAAACCGGCATATTCCCGTATACGCGCCAATGCGGAGCTCGTCGCCGATCTGGATACCTGTTCCCGTGGTACCCCTAAGAATTACCTGGGCGGTACCGGGCTCGGGCGTGGATTTGATATCGGCTCGGGCGTGGGTTACTTGGACGTTGTATTCGACGTCTGCTAGATCGAGGGGGACGTCGTTAATCAGGACGGCGTAAATACTCATTACAAAACCGGCTGTACGTTGCGGCCCGACCGCTGGTCACTGTTACGGATCAGTTGGCTAATGGCTGTGGCGACGGCCTGCTCGGTGATCCTGGACTGCTCGGCTTGGGCTGCCGCTACCTTTTCGGCTCGAGCAGCTGTAGCGAGGGCCTCGACCTGCCGGACGGCATCCGCTACTTCCTTTAACATGCGCTCACTAAAAGAATCCCCGACTTGCTGGCCTAGCTTATTTCCTAGTCTCTTAAACTTGCGCTGATCCTCGGCAAATTGCATAGCCAAACCGTCTAGTTTCGCGATAGCCCCTAGGCGCCCGGCCTCGAGGAATTCGGGCACCAGGTCGAGGGCTAGTTCCCTAGTCTTATCCTGAATCTTGGTCCAGCCACTCTCTATGCTGCCCTTAAGACCATCATCGCTCAGCATGGCTTGGCCTAGTTCCCAGCCACCTTCTGGACCGATGCTGGACAGGTACTCGATCAATCCCTGGGGAACGTTGGCTGCCTTGAGGGCGTTTAGGACGTTGCCGCCCCATTCCATGTGATCAAAGGCCGTTTTTAGGCCTTCCTCCATGTTTTCGGCTAGGTCGCCGCCTGATTCTTTCGCGGCGTCGTACAGGCCGACTAGATCGAATGCCTCGAGTAGGTCGTCCTGGATCGTGTTCGCGTATTCCTCGACGGCCCTGGTGGCATCATCGAGGACGCGGATACCCTCGAGGAGCTCCTCGCGGCTGGTCGCGAACGCAATACCTTGGGCTTCGTAGGCTTCTACTAGGTTTTTTTGTTTCTTTGTTAGTTCGTCGGTCGCTCTGGCGGCACCGCCCGTTGCGCGTTTGTAATCGTTAGTTTCATCTGCCGCCTCGCTGGTTTCATTGTTAAGCCTGTCCAGCCGGACCGCTGCATCTCGGTAATATTCGTTAGCGGCTTTAAGCTCGAAATTAATGCCAGTATAAGTTTCAGCAAAGTCGCCCCCGGCGAATGTGCCTTTATCAAAATCGCTAGGCATGAGGGAGAGTTCGTAGCGTAAGGCATTGGCCTGTCTTGCTGCTTCTTTGGCTTCATCGCTTAGGCCTCGTAGGTCTATCGCAATGTCCTCGAAAATGTAGTTGATGGTTGCGCCTGGATCGGTGAAAAAGCCCAATACCTTAGATAGTTCCGTGGCTTCCAGGACGGCTTGTTCTAGTGCTTGGCCAATGTTGTAACCGGCTACCCGTATCGAGCTTTCCGCCGATTCCATATTGTCTACGAGCTTTTGGGTTTCGTCGTTCGTGTCCTGAAGCGCTTGGAGCAAACCGGCCCCGAACGCTTCTTTAAGGTTGTCCGTCGCTGTCGTTAGTCGAGCTAGGCGGCCCTCGAGGGTTTGGGCGGCTACGTCAGCTGCGCCGGAGAAATTATTAGCCAGCGTCGTCATAATGTCGTCCAGCGACATTGTTTTAAGTTGTGTGCGGTCCAGGCCAACGCCTAGTCGGGATAAGCCCTCGACCTGGCCGTCGTAAGCCTTACCTAGTTGGTCGGACACGCTGGACAGGCTTTTACCTGTGGCTGCCGATATATCCATGGCGATCTTTAGAGCCCGGTTGGCGTCCTCTGTGTTTCTTGTAGACCTTACGAGGCGCTCGTATGCGGGTCGTAGATCGGTGTCGGCTACGCCGTAGGCACGCTCGAGCTGGTAGATGTATGCCTCGACTTGGGCCGTATCGTGGGCCAGGTTTAAGTTGCCAAGGGTATTAGCGAGGCTTGCGACGGCTTTTTCGTCTTCGATTGCGGCTTGGACGCCGTCTGTGGCCAGCTTGAGGGCGAACGCGCCAGCGGCTATACCTGCTCCGATCAACGCGGGGCCAAGCATGTTTTTAAGGGTTCCCGAAAAACCTTGGGCTTTCTTTCCGGCTTGGTCCATGCCGGAGTTAAATTTCTTGAGGTCTGCCGCCAGGTAGACGGTTAATGTCTTAGCCATTAGACGGCCCACTTACGGATAATTTTATCGACCGCTTGGCCCCATTCTTGGAGGGCGTAGGGCCGGTAGCTGCGGGCTTTGTCGAGCCATTGTGTGCGCTCGAATGGGGCGAATGAGCCGCCGCCGTCGCCGCTGTTCGACGGGTACCGGACCATTGTGTAGCTGGCGCCACCACTAAAGCGATTCATGCGGGCGCCGCCGATCATGACCTTCGGTAACCGGTCGCTGCCTGCTTTAACGCTTTCGGATAGTTTCTCGCCCCACGGGCCCGCGTACTGTAGGGCGGCCTGCTGGAATGCGGGCACCATGCGATTCTGGGCGATGGTTTTAGATGCTGCGCGGAGTTCCTTTTGCGCTTCTGGCCCTAGTTGTCGCAGGTCGCGCAGGAGGGAGTTAAGGCCGTCGATTCGGTAATCGAATGCCTTACTCTGGGCCATCGCGGAGCTCCTCGATGATCGTGGCCAATAGTTGCGGGTCGTACTGTCGGACCTCCGAGACTGGCCGTCCTGTAGCGATAGCTACTCGGACGATCATTCGTCGGACTGATCCGATTGGGTAGGGTCCGGCGTCTTGCCTACGATTACTCGTACTTTGCGGGTCCTAGCCCATGCGCGTACCTCGGCGACGGTTTTAGGCTCTTTGCCTTCGCTGTGGCAGTATGCCACGACGAGCTTTAGGCCGTTATCGGTGACGTTGCCGCTCGGGTAGAGCGCCTCGGCTACCTCGAAATCGACCGTTAGTGGTTGTATTACGGTCGGCTCTTTTTCGTCGTCCAGGTAGATATCTAGTTGTGGGTACATGTGGCGTTTCCCCTTTCACGGTTTAGGCGAATGTTACGTCGCCGGTGAGGCTGAGCGATGCGGTTACGATGCCGGTGGCGTCGTAGTTGAGGTCGAGGCCGTCGATGCTCATGGTCGAGCCGGTCCAGGTGCCTGTGGCGCTGGCGACGATGACGGCAACGGTCGAGCCCGCTGTGATAGCGGTCTGCAACGCGGCGTAGAGGCCTGCGGCTTCGTCGTACAGGAAATCGACCGACATAGTGGAATTTAGGTCGGTCTGATCGAACGCGACCGAGTCGAGGGTCTTAGTGCGAACGATGGTGGGCGTCGTGGTGATGGTGCCCGTGGTGATCTGGCTTTCGTACTGGGTAGCGTCCACCGACAGGTTGATCGCGGCCCCAGCAACAGATACAGCTGGCATTTTTATTCCTTCCAATGGGCCGAGACATTTATCTCGGTGGTGAGTACGGTGCCCTGGGCTCCGGTGTCCTGGAGCTGCGGGGCGTTTACCTGCTCGACGTTCATCGAGCCAGGAATATTAGCGAGGACTACGTCTACGGCGTCCTCGATGTCTGTGGTTGCGGCCTCGTTGCTGCGCGGGCTGATGACGACGGTTACGCGCCAGCGCACGCGGTAGTTGAGGGGGCTGCCGATGCGCTCGGGCACGATCCAGGGGCTGTCGGGAATGATGACGATAGCCGGGGGTTTCGGGATCGCTGGCATGGTGTCGTAAACCCTGTAGCCGTTGCCGTCGAGGGCGACTATTAGGGCTGTGCGGGCTTCGGTGCTGAGGGCCATTAGCCGACGACCCCACCCATGTTCAGGTAGGGCGCTAGGAGCGCCATTACGCGCTTAGTTACCCACACGCTGAGCCGGTAGGCACCTGGGGAGAAATCGGTGGCTACGGCCTGCCCTCCGGCCGCTGTGCGGGCCTGGAATATTTCGACGCCGACGGCTAGGGCTGCCTCTTTGCAGGCTGCCGGTTCTGCCGTGTAGGCGGCTGTGGTGATTAGGGAGCCGACGATATCGTCGCTGGCCTCGGCGATCTGGTCGAGGTCTGCGTCGATAGGCGCGACGTAGTCCAGGTCTAGCGCGTCGGCTA